GGGTCCTAAAATTATTGCGAAAAATTTGCCTGCAAGTGTGTCTGTGTAATGTTGTTGATGTTTCTTAGAGCCTGTTAATGAATCAGTGATTAAGTATACTAATCGTGACCACCATGATTTCTTCTTCTTTGGTTTGGTTTTCTTCTTTTTAACATCTGGTGGTGCAATGTAGAGTCCTTTGTGAACGTTATTGGGTATCAAGATATTTTCTGGGTCGTCTGGAATACAACCGTCTTTTTGTAGGATCTTGATCACTGCGGGTTGATTGAATTTAATAGGCAATTTCGCGGTTGCTATATACTTTTCAATCTCTTTGATCTCATTGTTGGTAATATCATATACATTGCTGAGCATCTCAAAAGTGAGGTCTCCAGCTTGGTGGTATGCTCGAGCATGTATCTTAGAGGGTTCATAAATGGGTTCTGCTTCAATTCCCTCTGTATGGTATAGAAACCTTTGAACTAAGGTTCTAATTATTGGTATATGTGCAGTATCTCTTTGTATCCCCAAACATATACCTCTCAGCCATTGCTTATCTGTCATTAACGTTTGATCTTCACGTTTTCTATAAAATGTCTTGCTTAACATTCTTCCTATCTTAGGTCCCCATACATATTCTCCTTCTTTTGTCGGATAAAATCTGCCGGAACAAAACTCAGCTTCATCATCATTAACCACTTTCAATTTGGGTTTTAAACCAAATTCTTTTATACCATTTTCAATATCAGAATTCTTGCCTTCCCATTGCTTCTTATTTTTACCTATGATCAAATTGTCGTCTCCTAAAACAATGGCCCTATATTCAAGGGTTTTATCAACTCTCATAATGCTATCATGATGAACATAAGCATTAGTACAAGAATTTCCAACAGAAGTATGACCTTCACCTGATTTAAATTTTCCAGGGCATGAATAATATATTCCGTGACGTGTCATACCTTTAGTTATAGTTGTTAATTTCATCGCACGCAATATATCATCTTTTTGATAGTGTTCCCCACAAAATTGTTTAAAGTAGTTATTCTGCCAAGTTAATATGGGTTTTTCTTGGGATGAATCAAATCTTGAAAAATCATCTTCCAAGATTAAGTAATCATATCCTGCCCAAGCTTTTGTCCTTTCATACCAATCCCCTAAGTCTTCAGAACTCATGCCAGATGTGTATGTTATTTGGTGATTGTAGTTGCAATTAAATGAACAATATTTTGACCCTTCACTATGCCATTTCTTTTTGAAATAGTTTGATAATGAATAAGTAAAAGGGCCAGTTAAATATTGAAACATCGGTTTCCTTTGGTGTACTATTCTAGGACTAAAGTCAACTATGCCTAATTCGTGTTTTTTGAATACTGCCTCAAATTTCGTCATACCATCGTTATAAGATAGCTGATTCCAATCAAAATCCTGTAAGGAATAATCTTCATGGCATTTGAGCATTTGTTGTTGTCTGTTTAAGGGGAACCTTTTGTACCACCTATCAAAATCATAAGGTTGTAATGGTATAGGTGTTATATAGAATGGATAGTTAACAAAATTCTTTGATAAACGTTTAACTGCTGTAACTATCGTATCGATTGGAGCATTACCTGCATTGACACATCGATTTCTGACCCCCACGTATTCATTGTGTACACAAGATCTGGCAAAAACTGGTTCATAGTTTTCGACTCCACAACCCACAAGATAGGCCGCCAAACGTTCATGGCATTTTACCTCATGAGTGGTTATCTTCACTTTACCTTGAGGATGAATTGGTTCCAATGGAGTATTTTCTGCGCAAGTGTCTGTTATATATTCTTTAAATCGCGTCTTACGTTTCTTAAATAAATGTTCCATTGGCCCAAATCCAATTCCTGTACTGGCTTTCATACCGCCCAAATACATTAAATCGTTTCGGGATGCTATAATTGCCGCAGCCATAAATGGAATCATAAATAATGGGTGTCTGGCTTTGGGTTTAAATAGCATGAGTAACATCATTACTCCAAATATTCCAGCCATAACAAATGGCCTCAAGTTCCTAACTGATTCAAAATCTATTAATCTGTTAAAGGTTTTAATTTTAGTAAAATCTTTATCTATGGTTGTTAACATTGATATCTCTCTAGATAAATTCAATGTGTATGCTATAACAGTTACTGCCATAACGACCCGGTCAGGATTTTTAACCTTATTGGCTAGTGCCAACTGTTTGGATTTACTTAATATATGGTTAAAATTATCCTTGTTTCTTGGTTTACCGGCAATATATG